CGCGTTACGCCTGGGGGCTGCCCACCGTCAGCCCCATAGACGCCGTAGGGCGCGGCGTCGGCTGGCGGCGGGGTGTGTTCGGTGTTCGCGAATCGCGACCGGCTTTTCCTACGGTGTGTAGCGTCATTCAGTTCCCGCAGTAGCCCTCGCACTCGTCCTGAAACCCGCGTAGGTGCTTGAACATATTCATCTGCCCGCTCTTTTCGTCGGCTGGCCGCAGGTCAACCTCGTCTAGCGGCTGGCAGGATTTGTGCAGGTAGCGGTGGGCATCCAAGCCTGTACCAGTGCGGCACACCTTGTCGATGTGTACGGCCCGATCCCAGCCGTTGGGATCGTCGGCCTTGAGACGCCGCCACTCCTCGTCTGACTTGAACGGGCAGAACACGCAGGCCGACCGTGGCACTTCGTATGGCATCCGCTCCCGCAGGTAGGACTTGCAATCGCCGCGATCCCACTGCATTTCCCAAAGCGGGAAATGCACCTTCCAGTTCGACGGCTTTGCCATGAACCGCTCTTTTACGCGGATGACCCGCTTCGGCTCGTCAAACGACAGCCCCATGTACTGGTGGACGATTACTTCCTTCGGCAGCGGCCTGCCGAACTGCCCGCCGCAGTGCTCGCGGATCAGTCGCTCAATCGGCTTGACCTTGAAGTCGGCTGTGCATTGCCGCTGTATGATTCCCTTCTGTCCTGTCTGCGGATGGATGGTGAACGCTGGGATTGAAATGTAATGGCTGCCGTCAGTGCATTTGTTTCCTCTTGCGTCCGATCCTTGATCCAGCGCATCGCCCAGCCGCCCCGCTGTCGTCCTCACAATCGGCGGCCCGCCCTGCTTCTCCAGCCACTCAAGGTGCCGGTAGACCTCGTCCGGCTCCTCCTGTGTGTCGGCGAAGATGGCCGCATCGAATCGCGGCACTTCCGGCTCGTCGCCGTCGATGCTCAAGAGGTAGAGGGCCGTCGATTGGACGCCAGCGCCGAGATTGAGGAAGTGGTGTTCAGGCATTGCGTGTCGTGCTCCATGTCGTCATGCCGTCAGCGTCCACGGTCATGTACGAGTCTTGCCCAAGCTCGTCGCGGAGCTTCTCAGCCAAGTCTGCGGCCGTCGCCCGCAGCGTGCAGGAGTCGGATGGGAATCGCGGGTAGTTGCGAAAGCCCACAACGAACCCCGTCTCCTCGCCGCCCCGATAGATAAATGTCGTCGGCGTGACGGTTACGCAGCAGGGAACGTCACGGCAGAAACGCCGGATTACTTGCTTGGCGTGGCCGATGTCGCCGGCCATGAACACTTCGACCGTCCTGGTCGGCTCCGTTAGCGAGCGGCTGCCATGGGCAGCACCGCAGGCAGCCTTGACCTTGGTTGCATCGCCGTACATTCGCGTCTCCTACGGGTACAACGCGAGCCTACGCGCTGCGTCAACTGGGTCAATGCTTATCCAGACCCGGCGCGACCGCACTCTGTGGGTGTAGCGCAGCGCTAGAGTGGCGGCGACGGCGGCAGCAACGCAACCGCGTCAGCCAGCGGCATCACCACCACTTGTGCGTTTAGCACGCTCTTGTCTGCCGCCGCCCACATCGGCGCGAGCCAGCCGTCGCCTTCGATGGCAGTCAGTAAGTCAGCCCCCAGCATCAGCCGCCCGTCAGACAGGGTGGCTGGAACAGGTACGCAGTCTGGCCTGCCATACTGGGCGTGCAGTTCAGCCAGCCGGGCCGCAAGCTGCGGCGTGAACACCAGGGCGTATTGGATGGCGTCAGCGTAGGAGATTGGCAGCGTCAAGTCGCCTAGTGTCACTTGTTCCTCCCCAGTGCCGTCTGGAACGCTTGGATGGCGGCGTAGTATGCCGCAGCCTGCGTGGCGTTAAGGGACGGGCCGAATGAGTAAGCGGCTAGGCGGGAGTCGGTGCCGAGGGCGGCGAGCGGAGAGGATGCAGAGTTATTGAACACCGCCAGTTCGCCACTCCAAGGCTGATTCGTAACTGTACTGCTTGTCGCTATAGACGCACCTGCGGAATAGCAGGCATGCGCAGAGCCACTGGTTGAGGTGCCAATGAAATGCCCCGTAAACGAAGACGCTGAACTAAGCAAATCCATCGAAGAGTATTTGTAAAACGCACCAGAGCCGGAGGAATAGGTCGGCCCAATAAAGCCCGTGCCGTTCCCCGCCCAGTAGTTGAACGTGTTTCCTGAGTCGGCTGCTGTGACATAGGCCGATATGTGGACGTTGCCATTCCCAGCGAAGGCGACAGTGGCATTATCCAGTCCGGTGGCGAGAACCTTGGCGGTACTGGTGGAGCCCTTCAGTCCGCCGTTGGCCCCTGTTTCAGCGTAGTCGCCCTGGACGAAGTTGATATTGGTGTCGATGGTGCCGCCGAGTCCTGTGCCACCGAACGACGTAGAGCGATACAGCGGCGTCCGGACAGCGTTCAGGCTGGCGTCGGAGTTGCCACACAGCAGGCTAAGGCGAGCGAAACGGCCGCGAATGCCAGCGGCGTCGATGGCCGCACAGAATGCGGAAGCCGCCGCGAGCGTGTTGGTGCTGACGCTGCCGCCGTTGGTGGTCACGCGGGACGCCCAATCGACAACTTCCGGGTGGACGGCGGTGCCGCTGGCCCTGGGTCGGAGCAAACGGGGCGACATCGGCATGGGGGAATGTCCGTACTGTATAGGGATGTAAGGTCAGACGACCCGCCACACGGACGAGGTCGCGTCGTACACGATCAGGGCCGCCCCGCCGTTGGCACTCATGACGAACGCCCCGGCCCACGGCACGGCGAATCGGGCGTTTTCGTTTGGCCCGGTCGCGTGCTGCAGGTTGATCGGTGCCGTCGCCCCGACGTTGACCAAGAGCTTGGCGTCGCCGTCAACTCCGGTGATCCCGAGACCCCAGAGGTTGACGCCCGTCGAGCCGGTGACGGCCAGGCGGTAGATGTCGCCCGAGCCGGGGTTGTAGCCGGTGACGGTGGTGTTCGCCGTGAGCACGGACGGCGTTGTGACCACGTTGGTGTATTGAGCACCCGTGGGGCCGGTCACGCTTGGGCCGGTGCTGCCCGTGCTGCCCGTGGGGCCGGTCACAGTCGAGGCGGCACCGGCTTGGCCGGTCGGGCCAGTCGAGCCAGCTGCACCTGCCGAGCCGGCAGTGCCAGTCGGACCCGTGGGTCCGGCGATACCAGAGCCGACGAGCTCCCACGCTTGACCATTCCACGAGTAGGTGCGACCGCCCGTGGTGGTCTGCTGGTTGAGCGACGGGTTGGATGGAAAGGTGAGAGGCATTGCTTGTTCCTAGTTATTAGCCGCCGGCAAGCGTAATTGAATTCCAGTTATTACCATCCCACACAACGATGACGGCAGGGCTAAATACATTAAGCGTCGCGATACCGGTCGCTGTGTTTGTTTTGACGAAAAGCGAATATGTGGCCGTGGCGTCAGTGTTTTTTATGACGTAGTTCGCTCCGGTTGCTGACCCTGTTGGTAGCACAACGTCTTGGTTTGCGCCCGACGGCTGGATGAACTGGTATTTTGCTGCGCTCGTGCTGAGCGTCAGCGTGCCCGTGATCGAGGCGACGTTGATCCCGCCTTGTGCTCCAGGACCAGTCGGCCCGGTTGGCCCGCCAGACGGACCAGTTGGCCCCGTGATCGTCGAGGCTGCGCCCGTAGGCCCCGTCACCGATGCGCCCGTAGGCCCGGTCACCGTTGACGCTGCGCCCGTAGGCCCCGTCACCGATGCGCCCGTAGGCCCCGTGATCGTCGAGGCCGCGCCCGTCGGCCCGCGCTCACCTTGCACGCCGATCTCGACCCAGTTCGTCGCGTAGCGGACGAAATACTTGCCGGTTGAGTCGTCGAGCCAGATGGCCCCCGCGAGGGTTGCGCTAGCCCCGGTCGGTGCCGTCGGGCCGGTGGCCGCAAACGCGTAACCGCCGGTTGGCCCCGTCACCTGCGGGCCTGTGCTGCCAGTCGGCCCCGTGATGCCCGTCGCGCCTGTCGGCCCGTTGCTCAGGTCGATACCCGTGGGCCACCCGCTGACTGCGTCCTTCGGCCCGTAGAGCAGTTTGTTGCTACGGTCGATGAACAGGTCGCCAGCGTTGCCGACGCCGCCAGTGGGCGCAGCGTTGCCCGCGAGCACCGGCGAGGCTCCAGACGGTAGCGAGAAAAACGGCATCGGCTACCTCACGGGTAATGCTTGCCGCCCACTTCGACCCACAGGCCGGCGTAGCGGGTGAAATACTTGCCAGTCGCCGTGTCCAGCCAGGTCGCGCCCACAGCGGCCACGGAGGGGGCCGTGTCGCTCTGATAAATCTCGCCAGCCCCGGCAGGGCCGGTAGGCCCCGTCGCACCTGCGCTGCCGGCACCGCCCGCTGCCCCCGTCGGTCCCGTGGCCCCAGCCGCCGCGAAGAAGCTCGACAGCGTCGTCAGCGTGACCCGCTTCGTCGCGCCGTCTGAAACGATCGGCACCACGTCCGGCCCGGTGACGGCGGTATCGAGCGGCAGTTGCGTGATTTTCTTTTGTGCCATGCGTCACACCACCAGGAGGTCGCCGTCTTCCGTAATCAATTGGTCGCCCGCCTCGGTCACAAGGAAGGCGGCACCGCTTTCGATCTGCTTCGTATGGATCCGCACCACCGACCGGAAGGCGTCGCCCGGGTGGAACACCGGCACGCCCCGAGGGGCCGCCACTTCGTATTCGCACAGGTCGCCGCCAACCGTCTCAACAATCACATCGCCACGCAACGGCTCGCCATACGGCAAATCGCCGTACGTGATCAAGTAGTCCCGGCTTTCCCAGTTCTCGACCACGCCGCTTTGCGACTGGGCCTCGAACTCGGATCGCCCGATGGTGGCGGTGACCTCTGCCTCGTCGAGCCCGCGGCGATACGTGACGGTACTGCCGGCAGCCGCTTTCAGCTGACCGGCAAGCCACGCAGAGCCAATGGCGAGCATGTCGGGCACAGACCACCTCCACCACGCCACAACGCCCCGGCGGCGCGCGGAGGGGAAACGCGCACCGACCGGGGGTTGCGGAGAGGACTACTTGTTGACGTTCACATGCACCGACGTGTCGCCGACGAGCCTCGGCTTGGCGAGCTTGCCAGCCGCGACGCCCGTCGAGGCATGAGCCACGCCGGAGACCGCGTACCAGTTGATGGCCGAGCCCTGGGCACCGGTGGCACCCGTGGCGACCGGCATCTCGAACACGCCCTCGACTTGCAAAGAGCCGAGCGTGTTCGCGGCGATGGGCCGGGGGGCCACGCCGACGATCGCGCCGATCACGACCACGTCGCCCGCCGCGACGGCCGAAGCCGGCGTGTGGTCGAGGACATCGCCCTTGGAAACGTAAGAAGCCATTGAGATCACCTGCTTTCTGTGTTTGTGGGTGAGAAATCCCGGCGGGCTGGCACGATCACCAGCCCGCCGGGGCTATGGTCAGGTCGCCGAATCGCACTTCACGCCGGCGAGGTACTCGGCCTTGGCCACGCCAAAGTCGAAGTAGCCACGCATCTGGATGCCGAGCGTGTTGAAGTCGGCGTCGGCCGTCTCCACGATCGGGCTCTGCACGCCGTTGAGGAACGCCACCTCCATCGCGGGCAGATCGGCCGGCGATGCGAGGAGGTAGTAGTCGGTCGTGTTGGTCAGGTAGGTCGAGGCGACCACCTGATACCGACCGGCGAGCACGTTCCGATCCGGCTGGCCGCTCGTGTTGCCGCTCTGGATCAGGGTCGAGCCCATGATCTCGGCAGCAGCGAGCTCCAGGTCCACCGGCACGAGCAGGATCCGCGGCTCGACCGCGACGGGGTTGCCGTCGGGATCCTTGAGCTTGCGGAACTTCGTGGCCAGGGCCTTGAGGTTGGCAAGGCTGAGGGCCAGCGAGCCGGTCGACAGGTTGTTACGGGCGGCCGTGAAGAAGGCAGAATCATCCACGAAGTCGGCCCAGAACACGTCGTTGAGCTTCAGGGCACCACCGCGGCCGATCCGCTGCGGAACCGCCGTCAACGCCGACAGGTCGTCGTTGATGAGGTCCGTACGGGTGACCGAGGTCATGATGCCGTAGGTCTCGGCCGAGATCGTGCGGCTCTCCTCGGAGGCTGCCGCGTTCTTGAGCTCGCCACCGTTGGCGACCTTCTCGAACTTGAAGCCGCCGTTGAGCCGGTAGCTGGTCATCGTCTTGAAGTCGTTCACCGAACGCACCGACGAGATCGACCGCCAGGCCGACTCGACCGAGTTGAACCCGGCGAGCAGGAACTTGTTCGCCGTGTTGGACAGGATGCCGCTGATCGCGTGGGTCGCCCAGCCAGCGGCCAGGATCGGACGCAGGGTCGCCGAGTTGAGCCGCCGCGGGCCGTCGTAGCCATTGGCCACGGCCGCCTGGACGATCACCTCGCCGAGGCTGATCTCGCGGCGGGCCTTGTGGGCCGCCTCGAGCACCTCGGGCCGGTAGGCCTTCTCGACGCCAGCCAGGCCGCCCTGGACAGCGAACGAGGCCTCGATCACCTCGGCCGTGAGGGCCGAGTCCTTCGCCACATGCACCGCCGGGGCGGCGGGGCGCTCGTCACGAGTCGCGTTGAGCCTCTGCATGTCTTCCACCTTCTGGGTGAGGATTTCGATCTTGGCCTTGAGCTCGTCGCTCGTCTGGGCTTCGACCTTCGGGCTTTCCACGGCGACCTCCGCCGTGGCCGCCACGACCGGGGTCTCGATGACCTCGTCCGTGGGCTTCTGGGTGGCGTCAGCCGCCATAGAAACCTCCTCCGCGACCTCTTCAGCCGCGATGGCGACGCTGGTAGCTGCATCAGCGCCAAGGGTTACGAACGAAACCTCCCGCAGCGCGGAGGCCTTTACGACACGAACCGGCCCGACGTGGGCCTGTCCGTTGACTTGCACGACGCCGTCGGCGTCCACCTTCTGGTGCCGACGAACGTCAGCACCCACGCTGGCCTGGAACTCGTAGCCCGCCTCAGCGAGCGCGAGCACTTGGTCGGCGTTGCCGTTCTTCGCGAGGATCTCGCCCTCGACGACGATCTGCCCGTTCTCAATCGACGGCGTGCCCTGCCCGAGGATCGAGCCGAGGGCGTAGTCGTGGCCGATCACGACGGGCACCGTCTTCGGCAACTGCATGCCGGCCACGTCAATCACGACGGGCTCGCGGCTCCAGCCCTGCCGGATCGGAGCGCCGGTGTAGGCGACGATCTTGAACCGCTTCGGGCCTGCAGCGGCTTCGCCCTCGGCGGCCTGCAGGAACGTCACGGAGGTTTCGAGCTTGATTGCGTTCATCTACAGGAACTCCACGAGGTCACAGCCGTCGTCGTCGCACTCGTATTCGATGTCTCTCATGCGGCGTCCTCCGCGTTCGGATCGCCTTCGCCGCCGTAGTTCACTTCCGGCGTCGGGTCGATGAAGAGGTTGAGCTCCTTCATCAACTCGATCTCAGCGGCGCGTTGCCGCAACTCGACATCCCACCGTTTGCCCTGCCGGGCGTATTCAGCGGCAAGCGTGGTCGTGTGCGTGCGGAGCCTGGTCTCGGCTGCGTTGGCTTCCTTGGCCGGATCGACGTGATCCTTGCCGTCCCACACCCAGCCCCAGTTCCATTCGGAGAAGGGCGGCATGCCATCGGGCAGGATGCCGGCGAGCGACGCCTCGTTGACCCACGCCGAGAGCACGCGGTCGAGCATCGTCCGCTCTAGCTGGTCGCGTTCGACCCGCTGGTTCATCGCGTGGACCTGGTGGTCCATGCGGCCCGACGCGTAGTTGTAAGACGACGAGTCGAGGGCGGCGACGTTGTAGGGCAGCTGCAGGCAGCGAGCGATTTCGTTCAGGATCGCCCGCACGAACGCCGGATACTGCGTGGTCGGTTGCTCGGCCTTGAGTTGCGAGATGTCCCAGCCTTCGGGCAGCGTGGTGAGCGTCCGCTTACTGATCTCCAGGGCCGCGAACGACTCGACCTCGTCCACCTCCGCGGCCGGGCTGTTTGAGTGAATGAACGCCGCCAAGTCGGCCGCGGTCTCGGCCGCAGCGATCACGGCCTCGGTGTAGCGACGCAGCTGGCCGAAGAGCTTCAAGGCCGGGGCCACCTCGGGCACGCCGCGATGCTGGCCAGGCCGCGACGGCTTGAACCAATGCACCATCTGCGCCGCCGGCACCCGCTGAAACTCCAACGTATTGACGCGGAAGTTCGCCCCGGGGTGGTAGTTCAGCACCTGGTAGGAGACCACGTTTCCGATTTGGTCGAACTCAACGCCATCGACCGTGTTGCCCTCGGGCGTGATGGTCTGGGCCATCAACTCAGTCGGCGTCGCGACCATCTCGGCCTCGACGAGCCGCAGGTCGAGCGTCACGCCGCCCCCGAGCCGGGGGTTGGTGATCATCAGGGCGAAGGCTTCGCCGTCGGTCACCAGGGCTTCTCGCATCGTCCGCAGCTTGGCCGGCAGATCGACGGTCCAGCCCCAGTCGAAGAACAGCCGCTCAACGAGCCGGTCGGCTTCCACGTCGCCCGTGTCCAGTTGCAGCCGGGGGCCGGTGCCGATCAGGTCGTTCGCCAGCGTCGCCGAGATCCCGGCGAGGTACGAGTTGTTCGCCCGCTCATAACGAGCCCGGTTGCGAAGCGTCCGCCGCACGGACGGCGAGAGGGCCGCGTCGGCCGCGAAGGCGTCGGCGTTGGCCCAGTGGCGATAGTCGTCGCCACGCTCGGCCGCGTCGTACTTGGCGCGGACAACTGGCACGGCCGCCGGGCGGGGCTTCTGTTGGCCTCGGAGGAGGTTGCCGAAGAGGCCCATTAAATCGTGCCCGGCGGGATGATCTTGTTGAATCGGAGACCGCGGTGTGTGTTGGTGGATCGAGCGGCGTTCTTCGCGGCGAGGTACTTGTCGGCCTCGATCATCTGATCGAGATCGTGTGCCTCGACCTCACCGGCGTCGGTGCGGACCCTCTTCGGGCCGACGGCCGCCTCGGCGAGCTTGTTGGAAACCTCGTCGCTCATAGAGGCGACGGTACGGGGCCAGAGGGGCTACACCGCAGGGGGTATGGCTAGGCCACGGCCCAATCAGAGCCGCGTCGCTCGTAGCGAATCGGCGTCAGTTCGAGCCGCCGTGCGATCCGCTCGGTCTGTTCACTGAACACCGCGACGGCCTCTCGCTGCTCAATCACGCCGGTCGCAATCAGCACCGCAGCCAGTGCCGTGCCGATGCCGCGACCGCGATGATGCTCGTCGGTGAACTGCTCCAACGTCGGCAGGTCTCGCCAGCGATGCGAGCACGCCCAGCCGATCAACGCCCCGTCGCCGTGCCACAAGGCGATAGGCGTGCAGCTGGACGCCGCACCTTCGAGCACGCTGCGGATCTCGACCTGCCATTCGCTGCCCGGCTTGGCGAGGCGGTAGCAGATGGCCAGGCAGTCGCCCGGCTCCAGTCCGTCCGCCGTCGAGAGCGTGATGTGATTCATGTGCCCAGCCTCTTCACCGTGATCACCTTCCGGCCCGTGCCCGTGGGCATCTCAACCTTCCGCCGCCGCCGGCCACCCGACTCAGACGACGTTGGCTGCAGGCCCGTGATACTGGCCGCGACCGCCGCGCCGACGAGACAGTCCCACCAGTGGTTATCTCGCCCCAGTGTCTTCCATTCGTCAACCACGCGGCCTCGAGCTTCCGTCCTCACCGGATACTCGCTGGTCAGGTGCTCGATCAGCATGTCGTGGTCGCCCTGGTGCAGCGTCAACGCTTCCGGGTCGCCGATCGCCAGCCGCAGCCGCGCCGCTGCGAAGCTCTTCCAGAAGTTGGTGTCGTAAAGAGCCGACCGGTGATCCGTGTCGCCGAGCTTTCCGATTCGCCAGTTGAGCCCCATCTTGTCGCCGCGGTGCTTTTGCTTCTCGGTCATCGGCTGCGACGATGCCCCGACAAACCGCCCGTGGCTCGGGATGATCTGGGCCGCAAACGGCGACTGTTTGCAGAACGTCCGCACGACCGTGGTCGTCTGCCCCCAGTTCGCATCCACGAGCATGCGGTCGATCCGCAACTTGGCCCCGTCTTCTCGTTTCCAATCCGCCGACAGCAGCTGCCTCGCCACATTGTCGAGTCCTGCCCGCAGGGCACCCTCGGGGCCTGCCCCCTTGGCCGCTGCCGCCAGAGTGCGTTTCGCGTGCGACGCCTCGAAGAACGACGAGCCTTGATCAGGGTACGCGCCGTAGGCCACGACGTGACCGCCGAACGATTCCGACCAGCTAGCCACCAGCCAGAACAGGAGCTTGTCCTGCACGTCCACGAACGCCGTCAGCGTGTTGTGGGCACTCGGCACTACGCCTCGGGCGAGGTTGATCGACCTCAAAGCGAGCGACCGCTTGTCGAGCTTGTCGCTGGCAATGTCGTCGGCTAGCGGTTGGTTTTGGTACTCGGCGAAAAACGCGCTTTCGCCTCGGTCGATCCGCAGATTCCAGGCGTGTTGGATTGCCGAAATCTCGTCGGGGTTCTTCCGCTCTGGCCAAGCGACCCGCGCCCCTGCGTCCATCGCCTCGCGGTTGGCAACGTAGAAGTCGTCCGCCGCCTGCGTCCCTTGGCCGTCGCGCTGCCCCTGCCTCCGCGTCTCGGCATACTGGCCCCACAACTCTTCGGCCTTGGGCCACTCGTAGACGAGCATCGTCCGCTCGCCCTGCCAAGCCGGATGCTTCGCACGATCGAGCAAACGGTCGGCCAGGTCGTCAGGCCTGATCACGGTGATCGTGCACAGTCCTGCGATCTTCGCCCCCGGGCCGGCAAGGCCGAGGATCGCCCCGCTGAGAATCTTCTCTCTCGTCGCCACCTGCGACGGGCTCGCCGCCGACTCGTCGGTCTGCGGGTCGTCGATCAGCACGAGCGACGGCCGCACCGTAGCCCCGTCGGGCCGCGTGTGCCTGATGCCGCGGATCCGCCCGGTGATGCCGGCAACCCGCACCGCCGCGCCGGCCGACTCAGCCTTTCCGATCCACGGCAGCGTGATCTGGTCTGCGGTCCACTCGATGTGCGTCGGCTCGCCCTCGCACGTTTGCCCCTGTGCCCGCCGAGTGATTCCCTCCATTGCACGGATCGGGAAACACGCCGCCGGGAAGTCTTCTAGGAGGAGGTCGTTCTGCTCTAGGTTGGTCTTGATGCTGTCAAGCATCTGGCAGGCAATCGCCTGGTCGGAGCCGATCAGCATCACGAACCGCCGGTGCCCGTAGAGCATGGACCAGATGCAGGCCCACTCGGCCATCGTCGTTTTGCCCGAGCCTCTGGGGAACGCGAAGGCGAAGAGCTCGCCGCGAAGCACCGCGCCCTCGATCTTCTCGATCGCCCGCAGATGGTCAGGCGACCAGGCGAGCGGGAACGCTTCCGCGGCGTAGGTCTCGCAGAAAAGCCGGAAGTTATTGCGGCACGACTCGCGTCGGGATTTGTTCTTCGGCGGCGGAATTGAGCCGATGTCGCGGCCGGCTGCGGCGAGCCGGCGAGACCACGAACCCGACTGCGACTTCTGTTTGTCGTAGGCGGCCTTGGCTTTGTCGATGCGTCGTTTTTGGTCAGATCGAGTTGCCACCGACACCGGACCCTTCAAAACACGTTATTTTGCGTAGGCTCGCCGCTGATTCTCTTTTTC